GTTAAACTTTTTTCAATTTATTTTTCAATTGTAAAATATAACCATCTATTTTTTGAGCATCACTATCATCATCCGACAATTTTTCTCTTCTGATTATTAACTTACCTAATGCCCTTTGTATTTGTAATTTAGACAATCCTTTCATCGACCTTCTATAATACAAAAGAGCTAATGCTTCATCCTCTGCTTCTGCTCCACGAACACCTGCAACTGCAGTTATGTATTCCGTTTCATATACTACAGCATCCGCTACACTCTCAATTTCATTCCATACAGTATTTTCCCACATAGCATCTAAGTCTAAATCTTCAAGTGGTTCAGACAATCTTTTTTCTTTTTCTAATCTTTCTTGTTCTTGTTGTTTTTTTCTACGGGCAGCAAATTCGGCATCATAGTATGTAGTTGATAGAGAATCACATTCGCTTAACCACGCACCATAATTTTTCCAATTAGGTGAACCATTAGAATCTCTGTATTCGGTATCATCACACTCTGTTCCCATAAATGAAGATGTTTTAAAATCAGATACCCTATTTGTATCTTGACTATAACTTAATTGGATATTCAGACAAATAAAAAGTATTAGGGTTGTATTCGAAATACCAAATCTCATTATTCATTCTCCTATGATATAGTTTTGTTCCATCAAACTGCCACTCATTATCTTCATCAGGTATTCCCAAATCAAGAGTGACTATTACACCTCTAGTTCTACCTAATACAGATAGTGGATGTTCAGGCCAAACATCGGTGTCTGTTAATTCTTTTTGAATATCAGCATACAATTCTAACTCTTCCCACAATCGATAAGCAAATTGTTTTTCTGCTTTTAATTCTTCTAATTCAATTCTTTTTTCAAACCTTGGAATAGCTACAGCACTTAGTATTCCAATCAATAAAATCACTACTACAAGTTCGAATAAAGTGTAGCCTTTATTCACTAGATTTCTCCGATTATATATTCCTCATATGATGGACTATCTTCGTCCACATCACTAATAATAAATAGTTTAGTTATATATCCTTGTTCGGATGTATCTGACTCTATTTCATATTTAAATGGATTTTGATTGGAATTAAATGGTAAATTTCCACTAAACAAATGATTAGGAGTTCTACCATCAGATAATACTGTTTGACGATATTCCCCATCTAATAAATTATTTTCTGGCTCTATAGGAAGTTGTGGATTACCTTTCATATGTGTCTCTTGATAATATCTTAAAAATGTATCTTTTATAATTGACATATTAGCAAGATTAATTTGTCGTTGGGTATCCATAGTCACATTACTAAAAGTGGGAATAGCAAAAGACATCACTATTCCCACCAAAGCAATACTAACTACTAACTCTGCCAATGTGAAACCATCAGTTGAGTTTCTCATTGGTATCTCCCTTAGTCTACGATAGCTTCTCTAGCACCAATTGAACCAACAGCAGCATTATCGCCCGATTGAACACCTTTGTCGTATGCCCAAGCATGACGAGTGTTATCTTTTCGTTGGTGTGTGATTTTATTGGTTGTGGTATTGAATGTCCACTCACCATCGGTATCAGCGTTATCAACATCTGTTGAATCGTATCCTACTGGTACTTGGTCTAAAGCATCAAAAGGATGGGTTGGCCAACTCTTTCTACCATTATCAAGAAGTTGTTCAACAGCGTAGTTTTCCAAACCAGCCTTAACAGAAGATATTATTGCATCTTCTGCAGCCTGTTCTGCTTTATCTACTACACCAACATATCTTGGTATAGCTACTGCTGCAAGAATTCCTAAAATGATAGTAACCATTATTAGTTCTATTAATGTGAATCCTTTGTTGTTCATTGTATTCTCCGCTCGATTTCGAGTCTGATTTTAAGGTTGTAATTTTTTGTTGAAGTTCTTTGGACTTTCCAAATCTGCAATGTAAAGAATTGGTGCATAGGATTGTTGTCCACTTCCACCACCAGCAATTACTGTGTAGATGTAGTGACCATCCTGGAAAGGTGATTTGATAGCATTACCACCAAACTCATTCAAGAATTCTTCAGCACCAGCTGAAACATCAAATGAACCATCACCATCATCATCTTCTGATACATTTACAGAAGAACCTTGAGGTGCTGGTGACTCTAAATTTGCAGTTCCAAACACAGAAGCCCATTGTGATGCTTCTTCACTTTCATAAGTTTCGAATACATCGATACTTGAGAGAAGTAAATCTTCGTCAGCATATCCACCGTTATTATCAGGTACACTTTCATTATACTTTACCTGTCCTGGAAAACGTCCACGACCTTCTGATGTTACTTTAGCGTTATAAAAATTGTTAGCTGATTTCATTATCTTATCGATATCAGCAAGTGTTTTCTTTTCCTTAGCACCTTCTCCAACACCGGAGAATTTAGGTGCAGCAGTAGTAGCAAGTGTAGCCATCATAGCAGTTGTTACTGCAAATTCAGCGAGTGACTGACCACTACGGCCTTTTAGTTTTTTTCTTAGTGATTTGAACATTTCAGATCTCCTTCAAGTTGTTATTGTTACCTATATAATACAATAATTGTACCACAATCTGTTATTTTACAAACTTTTTTTATTTTTTTTTAATTGTGTTGATATTGTTGAACTTAGAGTATAAAATAAAAAACCTCACTAAAAAGTGAGGTTTCAAAATGTTACATATGTTACAAACTGTATCAATAAATTACAAATGGTAATCTTGTTGTAACAAATTCCCAACAAATACCCCCAATGAATGCAAATGCACCACCCAATACAGTAGCAAGGGCATCTTTATTACTCCACCCACTACCAAGATACTTATCATATACCTCTTTACCAAATGCTAAAATACCTAACACTATCCAAGACTCTGTTATGGCAAACCCAGCGGCTCCAGCCATAAAATGAAGAAACTTATCAGTTCCCCATTGTAACATAAAATCATTGAATTTACTCATTAATATACTCCTTGATAAAATGTAGCTTCTGGATTTGTACCCACTTCTAAGTTATCAAAAATAATTACACCATGTTGCATTTCATTTCTATAAGGGTTGAAGAAGTATCCATCAGCTATACCACTTACTAAACCATCTTCATACTTACTAATTGTCGCTTGTGCAAATTCTGTGAAATCAGATAGTCCTACAATCTCTAATGTGATTCTACCACTTGTAGCTTCAAGTAAATCAGGTCTAAGTGAATCAACTGCAGTACCACCTATGTATAGTTTCTCATCTATTGGTTGTCCATTATCTGCTCCATTATTATCATACATAATCAAAGCGTAATGTTCTTTTTCAGGTGTAACTCTACCATCTTCTCTTTGAAAGTGTAATACGAATATCTTTTTTATAGAACCATCTTCTTGTACTTCTGATGCTCCATATGTTGTAATACTTTCGTAATATTCTCGTGCAATAATCTCTGCACCATTTACAATCATTTGAATATTTTCTACTAATGGTTCTTCTACTCTGTCATCTTCACAACTAAGTGAAAATAACAATAAGGACAGTAAAAGTATTTTTTTCATTTTTTTCTCCTAAAATACATCTTCTGATAAAATATCATCTATGGCACCTTTTATATCTTTATTACTAATATCTAATTCACCATCCATATCAGCCTTCCAAGTTTCTTTCTTAGAACCATCATAGAATAATGCCATTGATGGAAAGTTTCTAAATCTTAATTTCTTTACAACCTTTGGAGCATCTTCACTCTTGACTCTAATTATTTTACAATCTTGATATCCACTAACACCCTTCAGTATCTTTTCATCTACATCTTGTTCTTGCCATTCAGATGAAAAGATAGCAACTACTATTCCACCATTGATTTCTGATTTAAAGTTCTTGTCATTTACTTGTGAAAATGCAACAGACAGGAATAGTAATAATGTTAATATGTTTTTCATAACAAACTCCTATTTATCCCTTTTCCTTCGTTCAAGGTCTTTGATATCTTTTTGTAATTCTTTAATGGTTTCTTCATACTCATCCAATACATCATATACAGCATCCATATCTTCTTGTAGACCTCCAACTTGGTTTTTATATTGTTCATATGACCGTGGCCAGTTGTGACCATCAGGTTTGGATGGATACTCATCCGTAAAAATCTTTTCTATATCTATCTTTGGTAGTTCTTTTGCCTCTTCAATCTCTCCTTGTAGTGTGTACCACATACCAATCAATGATGCCAAACCTGTTCCAGCTGCTATCATTGTTTGAACAGATAATGTAAATTTTGTATCTAAAACTTTATCTTCACTTAATTCTATTGGTTCTTTCTTTTTTGGTTTTGATTTTTCTTTTGGTTTTTCTTTTATCGGTGCGGGCTCAGGATGTATCTTTTCTGATTTTTCCTCGTGTTTCTCTGTGTCTGAATCGTGATTTAATAATGCGTTAGTGATGTCATCAAAATCGCAAAACCCTTGATCTACAAGTATTTCACCGAGAGTGCGTTTGTCACCCTTAACTTGAACCTGTAAGGCTTTGTTAAGTTGTCTTTTGGTAATGATGTCTTCATCACACAACAACTTACCGATTTTGATGTCACCATTCATTTACTTTGAGCCAAAGATTTTAGAAAAGAAACCCTTTTTGGCTTTCTTACCTTTTTGGCCAAGCTTTTTGCCTTTCTTCTTTTTCTTCTTTTTGATTTCTTCCATACCAGCCATGTTCATATCTGAAGCATTAGCGATTGGAACAACACCAAAAAAAATTACAGCAGAAAGCATTAGTTTTAGCATGTTTTTCATTGTGTTCTCCTAGTTTAAGAATTGATAATTTAAACCTAACTTAATATCATAAGCTGGTCTTTCCCAATAATACAAATATCTTCCCTCTGTAAAGATTCCTAGATTTTCTTTTATCTTGACACCGAGAATAGCTCCTATGTCATAATCATTCCAATCCATCCACATTGGGTCCATGTACATAAATTTATGTGGTTCTTTACCTTCATCCAAATGGTCACCATAATGTGTTGCATTATGATAAGCATGTTGTGAATGTCCGTAATGTACTGGCATCCAATTTCCCCAAGCGTGTAACCACCAATTTTGGTCATAGTGATACCAATCCACACCCACAACTAAAGATGTTTCGCCTTGATATCCTAAACCTTGTTTTTTATCTTGAATATAATTTTCTAACATTCTTGGAAAGTGATATATAAAATATTCTCTGTCTGTGTAAGCAAATATACGACCATCAGCATCTCTCCATAACCAATCATGTCCCCAATATTCCCCACCTTCATTCCAAAAAGGACCATCACCTTCTATCGGTATAAGGTCACCTGTTATAGGATCTAATTCATAAAGTTCTTGATGTATCCAATTTCCATCTTCATCTTGCATTGTCGGGTCAAACCACATATTATCATCTATACCAAATGCTTTTTCTGCAAACTGCCACCATTGACCTTTGTACCAAGTTGTATCTAGTACCATAGCATCAAATCCATATACAGGATGTTGTCTATGTTTAAATCCAACAGAGAAATGTAATTTGTTTCCCAATGCTTCAGGTGTAAGATGAACTCTAATATCACCTTGTCCATAAGCAATATCTTCAAGACCTAACTCTGTCCATCCAACTTTTGCCATAACCCAATCACCAATGTATCTTACCCAATATTCTTGGTTAAGATATTCATTACCCCATTGACGACCTTGTGACCACCTGACTAAATATTCCCAACCTTTTACAGGACCAAATGTCGCACTTTCATTTGCGTTCTGTTCTGAGCCATCATACCAAGTTCCACCTTTACCAGCAGACTTAACACCTCGTTTGGGTTCGTATTGAAATCTACCAATCTTACGAAGTCCAAATGATGTTTGAAAATCAGGTTTTAATTCTCTTTCAGTTCGTTCTACTTCTAAAGCACCTGTAGATAAACCACCAATAATAGCAAATCTATCATCTTGATATCTTGGTGCATTTAAACTAAAACTACTATATGCAGTTGAATACTTAAAAAAGTTAGTAAAAAATTGTTGACCAAACAAAGATGAGGATAATAATACCCCTAATATAATTTTCTTTAACATCTGTTTTCTCCCAAGTTAATTATTTACAGCAACAATCACAATTGCAATTTTCACATTCACACATCACTCTTCTCCTACCAGACCATCCACCATGCAGCACCAACTTCTACTATGATGTCAGCTGCGGTGTTATATGCCCATTTCTTTTTACTACCATAGACTCGCCAATCTTCTATGATATATTCAAATATTTCCCATGCAATTCCAATTATAAGTACCCATAAGACTGCCCATAAATCAGACGAACCCAACCATTGTGCTATCTTTGCAATAGCTAAACCAGCTGCTATATGATAAGATGTCCAATGGTCAAGTTGACCAGATGATAATTGCCAATTTACAAATTTAGTTAGTGGACTATTCATAATTTTTCTCCTATAAGTTACACTAATAAGTATTAGTAATCCATTCTTAATAAAAATTTCATTCTTAATTTTTGACTTTTTGGTATTGCTTTAGAAAGTTTCGCATAACCTACCAAACTATTTTGGTCATCATACAATCCAACCTCTGTTATATAAGTTGGATAATTACTACTTGTTAAATTATCTTTTAATTGACCAAGACCATTTGAATTAAAAACAGTAACATTTGTTGTATCGTTCAACTCATTTGGTTGTGTGTCACAAGTCCATTCATAAGTATTTATAACAGTTGTCCCTTGATATGAAACTGTGTAGTTACCACTTGTTACATCTGTATAATCTTTATTTGAACCACTTGGTGATATACTTATACCATTAAATGAACCCGTTTCTGTTATAGAAAAAACTCCTACATTGTAAAAAATATTTCCAACATAATTATCGGATGATGATAGTGCCGATACAGATTGTGAATGTGCAGCATTTGTAGAATATAGATTTCCATTACTGTCATCAACTATTCTTGCTCCTGTTGTAGTATCCGTTAAGACAAAACTACCTCTTTTTATTTCTTCATCAAATTTATTTTGTGGAATAAAAACAATTGAACCTGTATCATAAAACTTTGTTAAAAAAGTATCTCTGCCAGAACCATCGTTTCCTATATTAAATTGACTGCCATAATTATCAGAAGTAGAACCACTAAGATAAAAATTTATACGAGTAAAGTCGTAGTAACTTTTAGATACTTCGTTTGATGAATTGTTTAAAAACTGATGTCGTGTGACATCTGCTTGACTTAAAGTAAATGACTTGTGTGCCTTGTACTCATAAGTGTTCTGATTTTCAGATGTAAATTTTTTAAACATTCCATGACATTAGTAAGTCAAACGAACCTTAACGATTGCTTCAGAACTAAAGTTTTTATTGATTGGAGAGCTTAATTTACCAATAGCTAATAAGGAGTTTTGATTATCATACAACCCAACTTCACTTATAAAAGTTTGAGGATTCGTTACCATATCATCATGTCTTATCTCGTAAGTTGAACCACTCCAAAAAGTTAAATTTTGTGAAAGGTTAAATTCACTTGATTTAGCTCTACAAAAGTAATCATAAACATATTGTTGTTCTTCTGAACGAAGTGTTGTTGAACCTTTTTGTAAGGCATGTCTTAATTTGTTTGCATTGTCTGTACTACTAGCAACAGTTAAGTCTTGAGCAAGTCCAGTAGAACCAGCAGCTATTGGCACACTACCACTTGTTATAAAACCAACACCACCAGGTAAACTTGATGAAAGAGCATTAGCACTAAATACCATCAAACCAGCATCAGGATAAAAGAATCCATAAGTTTTTGTATCGTAAGCAGTAGTTACTGTTCCAGCAGAACCCTCTACAATATGATATCTTGGACCAAATGGAACAGATGTTGCGTCTACAGTTTTAGAATCATCAGTTAAATTTAGAGAAGCACCAGCACCAGCAGTGCTTGAGCCTGAAAGAGTAACTGTCCAAGTACCAGGATTTAATCTATCTTTCATTTGTAATCTTTCAGCAGCTAAAATGTAAACACCTTCTTGAGTTACAGTATTAGCACCGTTAGTTCCATCAATCATTGACCAACCAGCATTATCTCTTAAATTTTCAGCACTAGGTTCTGTAAAATTAAAAAATTGTTTATAAATAGCTTGAGTAGTTCCCTCTACAGTTGTTGACTCTTCAGCACTTCCACTTCCTAGAATATGACCATAACTAATACTAAACATATCTTTACTGTTATGTTGTAAATTGTAATAATAAGATTTTTGTGTAGCAGACAAAGAAGATGTTGTTAAACTTGAACCAGCAAGTGTTCCAACACCACCATCAAAAAATCCGTTAGTTACAGTAATCTGTGTTGTTATAGTATCTTCTGCTATATTAAATGTTTTCATCATGGTTCAAACCCTACGCTGTTGTGTTATTAGCTTCAATTGTTACGGTTACAAATGCTGGAGCAGCACCATCTCTCGTTACTTCCACACCTATTACTTTCTGTGAAGTTATTTGTTGTGATATAGCACCAAGAGTCAGATTATCAAAATTTGAAAAAGTTGCTATAATTGGTTCTGGATGATCAAATGGTGGTAAATTACCAACCCCAAAACCACCTGCAAATTGTATCTCACTATCACTATTATTACCACCACCTGGAAAGCGTAAACCTCTCGCATCCAAAATTTTAAAATTAAAACTTGGTGAGAAGGAGGTGTTAGGAAAAATAGCTGGCAATAGTGCAATCTCATTACTCTGAGTTTCTCCTGGAATTTTAGTTATTGTCACAGAAGTTCCACTTGTCATGGTAATAAAAGAAAAGTTCTGTACATTTCTCTCACCTTCTCCATATAATTTAAATCTTAAAAATACATTGTCATCTGGTACAGCTTCTAACATTGGTAGAGAGGTAATAGCACTTCCATATGAATCTGAACCACTTGGGTGGTTTGGATTATAAAGAGTATAATCAACTCCTGTATCTCCGAAAGCATATTGTGAGACTCCCAATGGTTGTCCATTTGCTAACTTTTGACGACCTAACTTGGTTAGAATAGCATCAACTATTACTGTATCATTATCTAAAATTCCCATAATTGTAATCCTTTAAGTTATAATATTACTCATTTATAAATATATCCAAAAAATATTTTACCTTATTACTTTTAACTTCTTAGTGGTATCTGAACCACCTACATTGATTGTGTAAGCTGGTATTTTTGGTGATGTATCTAATTCTTTATCAAATTTTGGTGGATTCGAACCATCATTCTGTGTTCCTTTATATATAAGGTTTGTTAACCCATCTTTACTAGTTCCTACTTTAAAGTAATGATTAATTGGATATGTAATGTTTCCATTAGTATCTGTTTTAAAGAAAAGTGTTCTACCGACCATTCTACCGTCTACGGTAGCATCATCACTGCCAAAAAAAGATGAGTAAGTATATCCACTTCCACTATCCACATAATAGCGATTTCCAAAATGTCTAAAGTTATCATGATGATTAAAAGGTTGTTTGGCATTTGTGCCTGTTCTATTTTTATATGAACCACTTGTTGGAAAAAACTTTTCTATATCACCAATTGCCCTAAAGAAAAATCTACTTTCATATTTGTATGTATTGTAGTCTCCGTTACTACCAGGATTACCAGATTTAAAAAAGGTATTGTTAACACTAGTTCCGTTATTTTTATAAAACTCGTTTTTAGAACCTAATAATAGATTAGTAAAATTACCTAAAGTTATGTTAAATACAGTTTGATTTGAAGAGTCTGACAAATCAATAATATCTAATGGAGCAGATTCATTTGTATGAACTTTATCATTTGCAGTAGATGTCAACCCAACATCAGATAAAATATTTATTGTTTGTTCTTTTAAATTTTCATTAGCAAAACCACTTACAGAAAATTCGTTACCTGGAACATCAATAGATTTTTCATATTTATTTTCATTAAAATTTATACTAACAGTTGGTTCTGTTAAATTAGTTGAACCTTCTGCTTTATTTGGATTAAGTTGTGTCTGTAAAGAAGCTTTTTTTATTCTTGACCTAAAAAGAGTATCGTTTTTAACAGTATAAGAAAACTCTATTTTTGTTTTTGCTGGAACTAAAGTTTCTATTTGTTCTAATATTCCTAATCCATCTGCTTGTTTTTCTACTGAAGATAAGTTTGTTGGTATATCAATTGATACTAATCTTTCATCAATTAGTTGTTTTCTTAAAGTTAATAAGTCATCATAAATTCCATTATTATCATAATCATCTAAATAATCATCTAGTTGAAAATCAGCAAGTGTGTCTATTATAATAGAATCTATAGCATCTACATAAGAAAAATCTTTTCCTACTTTTGGTATGACTTTTACTTTTGGTTCATTTGTTCCAGATTTGACTGGTTGTCTTAAAGTTGGTGTTTTATCACTAAGACCACCGACAGTTTTTAAGTCACTTCCAATTTTAGTTTGTTTATTACTTTTAATTTCATCAACACCTCTAACTTGAAAACTAAAATTTTTGACTGTAGAAATACTACTTTTTACCTCATCAAAATTTGGTTGAGATGATATTGTTTTATCAAAGTTTTTAATTTTACTTGGTGAGGAAATATCTTTTATAATTGTAGCACCTTCATTATCATTTAATTTATAATGGTAAATTAAATTATCTCTAGGTGCTGTTGCTGTCCCACCAACAAGGCTATTATAATTAAGAATATGTTGTTTGAATTTAGACATGCTAATGTAAGCATCCCAAGCTCTAATTTGAGCAACTGAACCTGACATAGTTTCGCCAAAAAACAAATTGTTACCAGCAGAGTTTTGAGCAGCAGAAGATGTTATAAAGTTTCTATTAGCATTGTTATTAAATGAAGACATACTGACAAATTGAATATTTTTTATCCTATCATTATCTTTTCTACCAACAAACATATGATATGATTGTGTGACCTCATAAGAAGATGTTACTACATTTCGCTGTAACATTACATTAAAATATTTAAAATTATTTATATCATTAATAAATCCACTTGACATTGATATAGCATTAGTTGCTATAGCACTTCCACCATTTGCACTATTATTTAATCTAAACTCTAAACTACCAGTAGTGGTTGATGAGCCTGATGGGACAATTCTTAAATCCCACAAATCAGCCGAACCACTAGCTCTTACAAGAGTTTGTGAATTATTTGTATTATCAGTTCTAAATATGAACTCAACACCATTTGGTTGTGCATCGTTTGACCACCAATCTAATGCTAGATTATTAGAGCCAGAAGACAGACTTAGTGATTTTAATTGATCTGTTTTTTCTCTAAAAGAAACATTACCAGTAGTATTTCGTAATCCATTATCTAAATCATTAGTGGTTGAATTAGTAACAACACTTGGATTATGTTCATCATCAGAACCACCGTATTCAGTTAAATTGAAAGAGTTTGTATCATACCCATAAAGATTTAGTAAAGTATTTAGACTTTCATGTGTTCCTTTTGTTTTGTAGATGTAGATAATATTATTTAATATCTTTGTCCATAAAGAAGCAATAGCTTTTTTATCACCAACTTCGTCTCCATTAGTTGAATCTAAATAGTTATTTAAACTACCTGTAATTGGATTTAACAAATCAAATCCAAGTGAACTTCCTATAATTGGTAAGAGATTATCAGGCATAGCATTTGGATTTTTATATCCAAGTTTATAAATGTTGTGGTAATTATCAATGTAACTTCTTAACAAGTCAAATTGTTCACCTAACATATTTACAAAATCACGAAGTGTTTTATGTTCATCACCAGTTCTTAATATTGTTGGTAAGTTATTTACAAGAGAATGAATGTTGTTGGTATCATAATCTTCAGCAATAGTTTCCATCGTATTATACCAATTATTCCATTCAGATGAACCAGCATAACTTCCACTTGGTGGTCTATAAATTTTTGAGAAAGGATGAATATTTATGGGATTATTTTTTGTTACGACAACATCTGTAAAAAATGCTTCTTTATCTCCACTTTCTTGAGAAAATACAGGAAATAAATCACCTTGTGGTAATATAATAGCGTTAACTTTTCCTATATCGTTTAATAAAGATTCATTATTAAGTTGATTTGGAAAAAAGTAAGGTTCAAATTTACCTGACATATCCACAATTGTATCTGTAAAAGGTGCTATTACATCTGAACCTGATATTATATCCCAATAACCCTCGTCTGCTCCATACTCAAACTCACTATCTATTACTCCAGATGGAATATTATCTTGATTTACTGTAAAATAATTTTGTTTAGCTTCAAAAATATATCTTTTATAATGAGAACCAGTTGTTTCTGAATTTAATAAAGCTGAACCAGTCCACGCACTAAATGGTATTTGTCTATCGTTACCATATATGTAATTACCTAAAGTGGTAAGGGAATTTGTATTTTTATAATTAACATTAGCTACTGAACCACTACTAGCATTTAAAGTAAATTCTGAATCATCCCCTCCACCTCTCAAAATAAACGATAAGTAAAAATTATCACTAGAGTTATAAAAAGGTGGTTGTTCTACATTATATAAATCTGTGGTTAGATGTATAAATCCATCTTTTGTTTTTTTATGAACTTTATTAAAACCTTCGTGGTCTTGTAAAGTTGCTTGAGATGTATGTGTATATCCAGATTGTCCAAAATCATTTCCAGCTAAATTAGAGCCAATACCTGGTGCTGATGATGTGGAATAACTTTGACCATCGTGATACGCAAAATGTTCATAGTGAGTGAATTCATCTTCTACCTTTCTTACTTCTTTAAATAAATGTTTTCTTCTTTCTATAACTTTTAAACTACTTGAAAAAGCAAGAGATGAACTTATTTGACTAAATAATCCTTCTAACTTTACTGTTTTATTTTTAAAATTTTCTAATTTAGATTTTGCTGAACCAAAGAAAACATGACCATCAAATTTTTCATAATCAATGTTTAGGTTAAGGTCTTTTTGTTGTCTAACAATTTCTTCTACTAAATTTAGTCCAACAGAACTTGTGATAGAGTTGTAGTTGTCATACGAATCTGTTGTTGAAACAGGTTCGCTAATGTACCCTTCGTCAATAGATAACCCTAACCCACTTACAGCAAGACCTTCTCGGTCAATAAAAAATATTGTTTCGGTTTGTGATGATAAAAATTTATTTGATATGTTAAAATCAGTTGATAAAACTGGTATATTACCTGGTAGTGGTTCATTTAATTTCAATACCAAAGTTCTTTTATTATCTGTTACATTATCAAAAGCATATCCGTTAATAGGAATCAATCTTCCTTGTGATAATTCTAAATAAGAGTTAAACTGATAAGTATCTTCATTACCTTGCATTGCCTCAATAATATTATCTTGGGTATCGTCATCTATAGAACCATTTACTAAACTCAATCTTATTTCGTTACGACTTGGTGATACTTGAGACAAATGTAAACCACTTGTATTTAATCTCTTTAAAAAATCATATTGTAAATTATAGTTATCTTCACTAAAACCGTTTCTATCTAAAAACTCATTAGGTTTAAGAAAAAGGTCATTGTTTCTTACATAAAAGTCAACACCCTCTTCTAATATAGAAAAGTCTAAAAATCCACCAACATCCGAGAACACCGATAATTTTATTACACCATTCTCTAACAAATCAGGTGTAAATTCATATGAAGTTTCATCTGATATTAATTGTAAAGTATTATTATTATATGGTTGTAATATTTCCATTAGAATGCTTGTTTGTCATTATCTGTTTCTAAAAGTGGAGTTTGCATCACACCTTGTTTTTGAACTCTACTATCTTTTGGTTGATTGACTTTATAGTCTCCAATTAAAATTCCTAATTCTTCTGTTCCCATTTGATTTTGTATTGTAAGAAATTCAGAGTTAGTTGGATTTAAATCAACAACACATTTATCATCTCTTATAAATATGTCGGTTGCTAAACTATTGAGTGGTAAACTACCTGAACCCTTGTTTATCCATTCTAATCTATCACCACCTATAAAATCATATATGTCTTTTGGCTCTTTAAAAACTCTTGTTTGACTTAAGTCTAACTGACCTGGTGTTTTTCCTAATAATCCATTATTAAATTTTTGTATGTAATCTTTTGATGATACTCTTTCTAAATAATCTTCTTCAACGAAATTATCATCTTTAACAATTTTAGATACAGAGTTGTTGAATTTAGAGTCTTCATCCAAACCACCTATGATTGCTTGATTATCTCTAATGGGCAAAAAGTTGAAATCAGTTCCACCGAATATTGAAAAGTCTTGACTTAAAATATTGCTATCATTGACCACTATATTTTTTGTCACAAGATAACTTTGTAATATTATTGAACCATCTCTTGTTAATCTAAGAATTACTATTTTTATGCTTTTAATACCTGGTGTGTTGTATACATGATTGGATACAGTTTCAATCGGAGTGAAATTAAAAGCCTGTTCAATACCTATTTTCTTAAAAGAATAATCGTTTAGATTAGGATAGGAGTCTCGGTCATATATGTTAAAATAAAATGTACTTTCAATTTGCTCATCTGTTAATTGATTTTTCTCGTCACCCCATTGTATAACTTTATATCTATAATGACTTTCATCTACACTAGGATTTGCTATTTGATTAATATAAAATTCACTATCTTCGAAATTTGTAAATGATACATCTGTTTCATCTGTTGTTATAGTTTGCCTATACACTAAATCCGATGGTGAAAAATTATATTCATCAACATTCAGAGGATTTTGAAAATCAATATTTTGTTGTAATAATATTTTCAAACTAACTTTTAGTGGATAAGATGTAGAATTGTAAAGTGTTAATTTATTTTCCTCATCGTAATATAAAGGAACTTCATTCGAATCGGATGATAGACAATCTACAATAAAATCTAACTTTTCATAACCAACACTATTATTTAAAGCACCTAATAAAAGTTCTTCATTTGGTTTGAAAAGTGGTGCTCCTAATGTACTCCACTTTTCAGGATTATCATTGTTTAATATCGCATTATCATTATAAAAAGCCCTAATTATGTTTCGTTCAGGTGTTACAAATGGTAATGGGTTTGGTCTAATTTCATCATCACCATCTTGATAATCACCTATATCATACCAATCTTGATTTTCATATGTTCCTAAATTAGTGTTTTCTTCTGTCCAACTATCAGGTGAACCAAAAGCATAAGGATTAAATTCTCCTTGATATGGTACTTTTACTGGCACATTTACTCTTGGTCCAAGAGATTGAAAATCTCCACCCACTCCGCCTCTACCTCGACCGGTAATTATACTTTTGTTACCACCAAGTTGAAGTAAAGGATAATCTGTTGAGTAGTCTGTAGAACTAAATGATGTGCTTTGTGTCTTCATACCTATCACTCTTGGAAAAAATATTCTAAAATCAAAATATCCTTCATATGTATCTGCATCATCATTTCTATCCTCAAAATAACCTTGACCAGGTGGAGTTAACTCTATTTCAAAAAATAAATTTCTATATTTTTCTAATAGATTTTCATCTAATAAAATGTCTATAGGTCCTCTTAATGGCTTATCAAGATAGTCATCTGATTTAGGTTGAATATAACCAAACCCATCATCGAATGATATTTTATATTGTGATTTTAATCCAAAAAATTTGTATGCATATTTTTCGCCACTTTGCTGAACCATATCATCTGGTATTTCTTTCCCAGCAGATGTTAGTAAATTATCTAATTCTTGGTCTTGGTTAGTTAGACAATAATGATTTAAAACTTTTATTTGGTCTTCTCTATTTGCTACATCATCAGCACCTACACCATATTGTAGTGAAATTAATGCTTTCATTCCAAGAGAATTTCTTCTTTCGTTTGGAAAGGATTCACCATCAATTTCATAAATGGATTCATCATAACCATATCTTTCAAATTGTGCTCTATATAAATCTCCAACATTTTTAATGTTAGCCTCTCCATCATTATCTACAGGTGAATAAAAGTCGTAGTATATTTTTGGGACATAATAATCAAATTCATCATCATCACTAAAAGTACCATCTTCATCTTTACTGTTATTTGGGTGAAAATTTCTATTTAGAGTTTGTCTAATATCTTTTATTCTACCATCTGTGTCTTTTCTTATTAAAAAAGAAATCAAAGGACTATAATTTACAATTTTTCTTTGTATGGCTTCATTTGGATTATAGCTAGTGAAAGTATCATCGTCAAAAGCAAGTTGAACAGGTCTACCTCTTTCATCTCTATCTATCTCCGAAGCATTAGTAATTAATAATTTATTATCTTTAACAATTGAGTTCCAATTACCCAACGAAAACTTTTCTAAGTCATCATTATTTAAACCAAGTTCTTTTGTAGAACCTGGTGAATACACACCTGGTTTTTTATACGATGGGTATTGATTTCTTTTTTGATAATCAGATGATTCTTCTTGCTCCTCTTCTTCCTCTTGCTCTTCTTCTTCTTGCTCTTCTCCCTCTTCCTCTTCCTCTTCTTCCTCTTCTTCTTCACCAAATAAATCATCTGGTACATCTATGTAAAAATCATAAGTTTGAGATCCTGTAAAATTATCATCTGTTGAAAATGATACGAATACTTCATTATTGTCATTTACATTCAAAATATTTTTAGCAATACCTTGTATGTAAATTAAATCATTATTAACATTTTGAAATGCTAAACTAACATCATCGTTATCTAAATCAGTTTCTTGAATATCTCCAAATACTAATTGAATCTCAGGATTAATTAGACCAACTCTTAAATATGTAATTGTACCGTCAATTCTCATTAGAATGCCTGTTCTGAATTATCTTTTTCTATACCGTCAGGTATGATAAAAGTATCTGTTTTTAATCTTAAATTATCGTCAAGTGAAAGTTCGAAATCTTGATTGTAATGAAGTCTACTAAAGTCTGTTTTATCAAATAAACTATCTGTCGTATTTACTCCAAAATCAACATCTAATATTAAATTACCATCAACATCGTTTTCATTTGTTATTGGAGCATCATCTCTACCATGTGAATCTTTTACATTTACATCCTCAACAAACTCTCCAAACTTACTTATCTTTGGTAATATTGGATAAAGATAATCATCGTCCCACACTTGTTCATCATCTTCATTAATTATTATTTCTTTGTATGGTGTTCTTGGTGTTTTTGAACCTATCATAGGATCATCGCCATCTTGTATTTCAATTCCACTTTTATTTGAAAAATCAAATTCACTCGGTATGATATTATTCCAATAAATAATTTCATTTGGCTTATCACTATCATCACTTTGAAATCCAAGTTGCTTCCACATTGGTTTGACACCTTTATAAATTCTAGTCGTTGCTAAATCAAAATTATTAAGACCAGTATCTTTTAATGTGTTGGTTAGTTTTTTATTAATGAATGTCGTAGACATTAATAATCTCCCATGTCACCACCTGTTCCGCTTCTATCTTCAGTATCTGTACCTCTGCCGCCGCCCGTTCTTTTATTTTGACCAGATCCACTATTACCGCCGTTACCACCATTACCATTATCATCATCATCCTCAACAAAATTAGCTCTAATTTGAATAGTGCCAAAATTATTAGAGTCGGCTTCATTACCTATTGTTAATACAGTTTGAGGTGAAAGCTCCTCACTTAACTGTATTGTATTATTTTGAAAATTATCACCACTTATTATTTCCCAATCATTAAATACACCATCTATTTCTATAGCATTTAATACTATAAAATTATCAACATCACTCAAAACTTCGTATGGTATTGTTGGATTATTACCATTAATTTGAGAACCATTGGCAAAAGCCTGTGTGTTTCCAAGAGGTACTGTTCCAGTTAGTTTCACTTCAAAACTAAATTGATAACCTATTGCTGTTATTTCAACATCTTGAGCTGGCATAGTAAATTGATAACGAGCATTAATATTAGTTTGTTCTACTAATTGTATTTCTAAATTTGTTGGAGTTGTAATAAAAGGTCTTAATTGAACATCATCATATCCTTCTACAAAATCTACACGAATCTCAATCACATCCCCCTCATTAAAAGATTCATAAATATCATTTAAGCCAATGTTAATAAGGTCATTATTACCCTCACTTTCTTCATTTAGTGTTAGTTGATAGGAGGGTTCTTCATCGATTGTCTCCTCTATAGGTTCTTGTTCATCAGCACCAACATTTAAATTCCATTGATAACCATCCCATATCCATTGTTCATTAGAACTTAAAGCACCTTCTTGAAATTGCCCTTGTGATGGATTATATCCAGCAGGTGGAGAACTTGGTTGTGGTTCTAATGTATTCCAAACTTGACCATTCCATATCCATTGACCTTGAGGACTTAAAGTGCCAGCTAAAAACTCACCAAGTGTTGGATTATATCCAAAAGGTGGATTAATTGGATTTGGTTCAGTATCGTCTATTTGTGTTTCTTCATCAACTTGTGTGTCACCTAAACTTACAGTCTGTTCTATTGAAGCTTCACCAAAATCATTAGTTACTGTATGAGTAACGACATACTCTCCATCGTCTTGATAGGTGTGTATTGGATTTCTTTCGGTTGAGGTGTTACCATCTCCGAAGTCCCAAAAGTAAGTATTAGCATTGGTTGAAGTATCTGTAAATTGAATTGTCTTACTCATTTTAAATTCCTCTATTCTATAATTTCAAATTCAAAGTTAGCAATTATCGGAGAATAAGGTTCTAATAAATCTTCGAATTTATTTAAAAAAGAATCCGACACTTTGTTTAAAAAATTAAACAATTGTAACTTATCTAGTAGATTTAATTCCTCTATGTTTTCAGATGATGCTCTTTGGTCATCAAGTGGATTAATAGGATTAATTCCTATGGTATTCAAAGAAGATTTGATTAAAGTCGAATCTAAACTAATACCACCTATAGTAGCAAAATTATCGTAGTTGTATAAATCAAACTCATAGGTTTTTGATGGATTCAATAATATGTTTGTTTCGAACCTTTCATACCCACCTATACTTTCTCTACCATCACCTGGTTTAAATAAAGCATACACTACGCCAGAAATAGTATAGAAACCTGGCTTCTCATAAAAGTGTTCCAATAATACAGACTCTTCAAGTAACTTTGGTCTATCGGTAAATTCAATGGAAGTTCCGTCACCCCAATTTAATTTAAATAAATAAAATCCAGTATCTCCTTCACTTTGAGCATAACTATCAAATCTGTTTATAGCAATAATATTCAGTTGAATTATTTTTTTTATCATAGTATTCATCCAACCTTATTATTTCATCATCATTATTAGGATCTGTAACAAATGGTAAAGCATCAACAGAATATTGATAAGTTGAAAACTCACCGATGTTTCTACGATAAACTATCCCATCCCTAACCTCGGTTTGTAATGTCTCTAAATTACCAGTTAAATAAGGTTGAAAGGTATCTTCATTGAAATTTATATTTTCCCAAAAATCTCTGTCATCAAGAGTCTTTGTTCCTAACTCAACTCGATTGTTGGTTGGTGGTTCACCAGCAATAGATTGATATGATTGATTTATTAAGTTTTCTATATTTGTAAATTTTGCCATTAATAACCCCCACCACTTTCAATCGTAATTGTAGATGTGGATTCATCTTCTTGTTGAATAGGTGGTTCATTATCCCCACCCCTTTCTCCTGTATCTTCAGTAGATGTTAGTATCGTAAATGAAAAATTAACGACTGGTGGATTATTTTCAACGGTGGTGGTACTTGTGTCTTCTTCTGCAGTTATAGTTAAATCATCAACTTTAAATCCACGAGCTCTAAGTAAATCGGAACGACTTATTACTTCTACTTTACATTTAGCACCAAGCCCACTATAAGCAACAATCTCATTATTTCCATTAACATGATTTAACCAATACTGTTTGTTAAATCTTTGGTCGCTACCTTCTTCTACAACACTTGGATTATAAGTAGCACAAATAAAATACCATTCATCTAAATTTTCAGTTGGTATGTTTGGATAAAGTTGATGTATTACCTCATCACTATAAAAACCAATGGGACTACTTTGACCATCAATACGCCTAGCCCTTTCCTCTACACCCCAATGATTATCTCGCAAAGTTCCATTTACATCTCTGACTGCTAATCTAATCCATCGTTTGTAATTATCAGCACCATCAATATTAGTTCTTGTTTCTAATCTAAACCCACTTCCATTTTCTTCTAAAGGATTACCAAAATTAAAAAGAGTTCCTTCTGATGTTTTACTAACAAATCTAACCCACATTGTAATGGTAAAACCATCAGTTAGATAAGAGTTACCTTTTTGAAATTCTAATAAGTCATTACCAGGTGCTCTTATTATTATTGCTTGATTTGGTTTTCTTATTTTTAAAAAACCACTTGAAACATTTTGATACTCAGGTCTATCATCCTCTAATGTTTCAATAACATTATCAACATCACCAAGATAAGTGTTAAGTCTATTTCTCATTGACTCAAGAGTCTTACCTTGATTGACGCTACTACCTTCTGCCTGTTCATCTAACCTTGTTATAAAAGCATCTGATTGATTTTCAAAACTGATACGAGATTGTTCGTCTTGTTCTTTATTTTGTATGTCTTCACCGACACCATCACCATCCACATCTTGAAAAACTGGTGTTGGTCCAATTAAATTATCAAACTCTGTAAAGAAGTTGTTTACTTGGTCTTGACGAGTTGTTTGGTTTGGTAGTAATTCAAAAATATTTGTATCTAATATTTCACTAGCTTTATTAGGATTTATTTTATTTCCAAACTTTGGTTTTGTAAGTTGACTTAAATTTAATATATCTATAAAAGTATCACCTATTTTTTTAGCCACATCAATATCAAACACATTACCACTATGATTAAATAATATTTTATATTGAATAACTTCTTGTCCTTCTACAGATGGTAACTCTACATCTTCAAGAGAAAATAAATTATCCAATTCAATAATGTCTTGACTAAAGATATATTGACACATTTGCTCAAATGTATCACCAACTATATCTTTTCTATTTTCTAAAGTATTCCTATCTTTTTTATAAAATACAAGTGGCTCATCTTCGGTTCTACCAGATTGTTTTTTTCCATCACGAATGGTTGTTTGTAAAGAAAGTAAATCGTTGTCTGAAAGAGTATTTGACTCAAACCATATTTTGTAAAAAAGATCACTTACCCTTTCACGAGTGTCTTGTATATCTTGGTAAGAAATTTTTCTAAAAATAATCTCATCAGGAATTAGTTCATGATCAACTCCTAATACACCACCACCAATCATGAGTGTCCCATCTTCATGACGATGATAAAGTCCTATGTATTGTTCTTCGGGATTAATTTGAAAGTAAAAGTTGCCTCTTTCAGTTGCCCGTAAATTAACTTCTACTATAGGATTTGTTCCTGTTGACTCATCTGGAGTTCCATAACCCATAATTAAGTCCTCAATATAAATTCAAAATCGTTATCGTAGATTATCTCTTGACCATCATTATGATTAACCTTAATCAAAATCTTATAAGCACGATTAGGTTCAAACGCATTTAGGTCTTGTTTGAAATAGTTAGAAGTTGTATCACAACTCATTGTTGTGTAGGCACTAAACGGAACAACGGATTCGTTTGTTGCCATATCTATAATAGAATAAGAACCTGAACCATGTGGTATAAAACTACCACTTACAGACTGAACTGATGTTGTAAATGATTTTTGTATATATCTTTTACGAGCACCAAATCTAAACTTAACAGTTTCATTTTCTTTATAAGCTTCTCGTAAGTGCATAGGGTATAGGTAGTTCTCACTATTACCAGAAACATCTAAGGCAGTCAAGCTACCTGTGTTAGAACCTGTTGCTGGTAAATGGTCATCCCATTTAAGTTCTATCTTAGGAGAGTAGATAGTGTTGGTTTGTCTTGAGAAAAACTTGATGTCTTCAAAACTACCACTTGATGTCTCTCTACTACCAGAAAATCTTAGTAATAAACCATAGTTTGTGTTTGTCCCATCAAACCATTTATTAGCCATAGTGGTTATGTCCATGTTAATATCAGGAGACTCGGATGAAAAAGATTGACTAACTTCATCACCAGCAATATAAGTTCCACCAGGCGTTGTCCAAGATATTTCAGAAGCACCTTCTCTATTTTTTCTATATAACCAACTACAACCGTCTGTTGTTTTTGGAACATCCGACTCTTTACCAACACCCTCGTCCCATTCTTGACTTAACGGATAAGCAGCTACTTTGTATTCTTCGGTTAATCCACTCGTACCTTCTGTCTCATATAATCTTAAATTTAATTTATAGTCGTGAGGTAAGACAGATGAACTAATATAATTTTCTATTTCTGTAGCATTGAACTGAACAAGAATACGAGTTGGATGATCAAATGCTCTATCAAAGAAAACTTTTTTTAGTTCAAGAACTTCGTCTTGTCCAACATTTTTATCTTGAAAATCTTGACCTGTAAGCTCATCCGAGCCACTATTAATAAATGTATCTTTAGTTGTAAAAAAATATCTATACATTATACTACCTTTCCATATATGTCATTATTAGAATTTTTTAACTCAAATACCGATGGTGTTATTGAAGGTCTATAAACCCCATCCACAAGAGCACTTTCAAAATTATACTGAAATCCATAGTCTGATTCTCCGCCAGTTACAGCATCCCCATCTCCTTGTAAACTATATAATTTTCTACCACTAGCATATTCATCATTTCCATCTTGAAATAACTTAAGTTCTTTAATACCGATTACACCATCCAACCCTAAGATATTATATTGTAAATCGTTTAGATTTATTGATTGTCTGAATTGCATCTTCTCTACTTTAAAGAAACTTTTAATTGTATCTATCACATTTAATTTTACTTCTGTTGGATTAAATCTTCTGTCACCATTAACTACGAATCTAACACCAAAATTTACTATGTATCCAGAATATAAAGAGTTTCTCAATGTAAATCCAAAATCAACTTGGTCATTTATCATCCTAAATTGATTTAGATAAGTTGAAATGTTTTGTAACACGAGTTGTGGTGTTTGAACTAATTGTTTGTTTTGATTATAAGAAAGTGTAGAAACTAAAAGAGTTCCTCCATCTAATCTCTCAACAAAACATTTAGCTATACTACCAAACTTTTGTGGAAGAGATAATATTCTTGCCTGATAATCTTCTTTAGTAACACAACGAAGTTGAGAAGCAAAGAAAGCAGAAGCATTGTTTCTTATCTCATCTACTGTTTGACCATCTGTCCCACCAACACTTGGTTCATCATTTGTTACAGTTATGCTTACACCAGTTGGTGAATTATTTACAGTTGTAAGTTCTCCAGCTTGAATATTCGAATCAGCTCCACCACCAACTCTATAAGTAAAAGTTAATGTGGTGTTAGATGGCGTTTCACCTAAATTTAGATTATTACCTATAGTATTGTTTACAGCACCAGCAACATCAGAAAGATTTACTCCATTTATCGTTATGCCAGATTGTTCTACAGGATCTACATTTGAACCTGAATTACTAAATCTAAATAATCCATTACCAAATTGTACTTTATATGTTTGTGTGTCCTCATCAAACTTAGATGTAAACTTTTTGTTTGTCTTTATATACTCAGCAACATAAGGCACAGGTATGGATGAAATAGTATCGGTGGATTCACCTTGGTCATACGCAGATGTTCTAACACCAGATATTGTCTCTTCGTTTGAATCACTATAGTGAGTTTCTTTTAAAACTTTTTCTTGTGCTAAATAGTCAACCTCACGCCATTTTTGTCCTGAAGCATCTTCACAATTTATTATTTCAATAACATCATCTTCACCTAAATCTAATTCTAAAAATTTAGTGGGAGATGTAATGTTAAATGTTTTTGTTTTAGTTTGACCAGATACAGCTCTAACAAATCTTGTCAATGTATATGAACTAGCCTCTCCATTACCATCAAGTATTGGAGCACTTACACTAGGATCATCTGAACCACTTGCTGTAAAATCTATTTCGTCAGTTGTTTCAAAAAGAATCTGTGAGTCTATGTTTGAAGCAATCTGTAATCCACTATCTATTGAAGATGGTGCCTCACCAAACAATGGTTCACCAGTTGTCCCATCAGCACTTATCGTTGTCTCTACTTTTAATTTAACAACAGATGGTGTTTTGTTTGGAGTTTTATATCCAAGAAATTCAGATAATCTACGAATGTTTCTTTTTTCTGTCGCGGTAGCCAATAGATTCTCTTTGTAGTTGTAATCTATGTAATATGAAAGAACGTCACCCACATAACTTGACAATTCTATCAACATCATACCAGGTGATGTTTCATTAAAGTCTTTGTATGTATCAGGAAAATAAGATTTAGTATATTCAATCAAGTCAGTTTTTATTGAACTAAAATCTTTACTTGTGTAATTTACATTTGTTGGTACTAATTTTTGTTTTTCTGTATATGCCATTAATATCTCCTATGTGCTAGTAGCCACCGACACCACCACCACTACTTCCAATGGCAGTAGAACCCCCACTACCTACACCATCAAATGTAACCTGTACACTTTCTAAACTATTAGGTGCTCTTCTTATATTAAATTCTATATTAATTTTTGTTTGATTTGTTTCGTTTCTTCTTTCTACACTTATGTTTTTTAACTCAACAAAAGGAAGCCATCTTTCAAATACATCTACAATATTATTTTCTATTTGTACTGTTAAGTCCTCTGTCATAGGTTCAAATAAAAGGTTTCTTAAATTCATCCCCAAGTTTGGTTGAAATAGTCTTTCACCTTGATTGGTTTGTAAAAGAAGTTTAATATTGTTTTTTATAGAATCTATCGTTGTCTTTGTAGTTTTGAAATACCCATCGCTATTTGGAACTCTACCAAAAGGAAAGTCGATTCCCACAGATACTCTTGTATCTTGGTCTTCTACAAATCTATCTTTTCTTCTGTCGAGTATTGGCATTAGAAATCACTACCAGGTGTAATATTTTTTAATTGTACTTCGCTTGTCATAGACTCTGCTCCACTTAATGGGTTATCAACAGCTTGACTGTTTTCATCTATCTTTACTGTCACTTTAGCTGCTGTTCCTGGTCCTGTTGGAGTTACTACTGGAACATTCAACTGAGTCGCGTTTAACTTTGTAACAGTAAATGTTTGAGCTTGAATAAAATCTCTTATTGCGATAGTCAATTGCATAGACAATTCATCTATTTTTTTTTCTCCTTCAGAAGATAATTTGAAATTTTTATCTTTGTTAGGAGTTAAATTTTGCAACAATGCAGTTTCTATATCAGATTTAAGCGCCATTCTTAAACCTTGCCTTTTCTTCTACCTTAGTCATTACCTCCGAATAATCTTTGTTAAGAGCATTTGCCAGATGTTCTGGTAATCCTTGGGTATTTTCCGTTACAGATTGAACTTGTGGTTCTTCATTTATTTTTTTCCAATCACCTGCTGCAGCTGTTTCAGCAAGAATGTCATTTAATATTGCATCTTTTGTTAGTGGTACATTGTTCGATGGTAATGTCGGAGTCGGAACTCGTGACTGAGTATTTGTTTTTTTAGTCGAAGATGCTGTAAGTTGTGGCGCTCTATCTTCTACTATACTATTAGAATTAGAGCTAACTAACACTTCATCTAACTTTTTTTCAAGTGCAGAAAATTTATAATCTAACTCTTCTCTTACTACTTCTCTTATTAACTTCTTAAATATATTAACCTTCATTATTTTGTTCCCTATTGTTTATTTCTATAAAATGGTGTTTACTTAAAAATCGTGTTCTCTTTCCTACTATGTTATCATCTTGATAAATTTTATTTTCATCTTCCTCTCTTGGTTGTAGTTCATTAATTAAATTTTGTATTCTTTGAAACATAGGTTCTGAGTTGCCATCAACAAATGGAATCGGAACTCCTTGAACTAATGCTCGTGAATCTTGTAATATAGTCATAATATCTAATAATAATGCTCTAAGTTCATCACCTAATACCAACGGTTCTTTCTTAGACTTTGCTGGTACTCCTAAATAAATATTATCAGAATTAATAACTGAGTTACCTTGATTGTTTAATGTAAAATTCTTTTTTGCACCAAAGTTTATATTTCTATTTGAAGATACAGTAAAATCTCCTTGTGCATCTCTAGCATCAAATGTTATTTTATCAGAAGCTATTATTATTTGATTAAATGTAGTTCCCTCATCTAATTTACCATAGTCATAATTAAACACTTCTTCTGTGTTATCATTACCCAAATTTAATTTAAAAAGTGCATTATCATCTTCTAATAGTAAATCAGCCGATAATCTAAACCCACTATTAAGAGTAAAGTTTTCTTCTAAAGAGCCATTTGATAACATTGATATTAAAGAACCTTGACTCAATGACTCCTCTATATTATTATTATTGTTACTTATATTAATTAGTGGAAATATATCCCTTGAACCGATTCTAATTGCATTCGAGTGTCTACCCTCGAACAGAACATCAGAATGTCTCGAAGCTTCGTAGGAAATAGAATATAAATCTAAATTACCTTTTCTTTTTTGTAATTTTTTTACTGATTTATCAGCATACTCAACGCCTCGACCTGTACTCGTGTCTACTTCATTTCTAAGATATAGTCCTCTGTTTTCTAATTTAGAATCATAAAAATTAGAATAAGATTGATTTGGATTATTAAAAGTATTTAAAGGACCGATGTAATAAATTTTTTTTGCTATTTGTGTAAATAAAACGATATCACCTTTGGTTATCGAATCACTTATACCCCTAAATAAAGGTCTTGCCGTCAATTTATTTTTTATTGTAGGTAGAGTGGTTTTTAAAGGTCTTAAGTCTATCATTTGAGACGAGTGAGATTTTTCCTCTGTTTGTTTAGGTGAGTCAAAATTGTTAAGGTATACTTTATTAACGATTCCTAAATTAAACTCTATAGCACGAGTTGATATATCATCAAAAATTCTACCTAAACCCATTATGAATCACCGTACTTCTGTCTTATTTCACCCATATCAACAATGTCGTCTTTCTTTTTCTGTAGGTCTTCTGCTACATCTTCAAGTGAAGCCATAAGTTGTTCTTTCTCTTCATCAGATAATAAACTAACACCACTTTCATCAATGGTTTGTTTTGACATTATTCTCTGATACAACGTAGCTAGTTTAACAAGGTTGTCATCATTCTTAATACCGACATCCATGAGTTCCTTAATAATAGGACCTACGATAGCGATATCCTCAATACCTTGTATGTAACCATGCACCTCTTGGATTAACAAGTCGATTTGAGTTTTCTTTAACTTGTTATTCTCGTATATCTCTTGGGATAAATCCGAGAAGTTTTTGTCACCGAATATTTTAATGTCATTATCCATACATATAAATATAGTATGGTTACAATATTACACTAAAGAACCTGTATATCTTAGGTTATCTATGTGACCTCTTGTAAGCACTTCTTCTTGGATTTTAGGATATATTTTACGAAATGTATTCGTAATCTGAGTTATTTTAGATGTTTTAACATCTGTCATTTCACGAATCATTATGTAGATTGCTTTCTTATTAAAATTATCTATGTTATTTTTATTTCTACAAAGATATAATATAGATTCAGCAATCTCTCTGTCTTGATCTTTTGGAAAGAGTCTTTCTATATTTTGGTCAAAATAATCAATAGTTTTTTTAAATACATCAGATGATGGATTTTTATTTATAACTTCATCATCGTGACCGTAGTCATATAAAACATCTATATCATCGTGAATCTTCATTTTCTTATAGTTAGCATTATTGTTTAGAATAAGATAATTTTTTGCTACTACAGAAAAATAACTAAAAGCTTTACTTCCCTTTGTTTCATCAAATTTATGCATGTTGATAACAAGGTTAGAAACTACTTCTTCTTGTAAATCCCTAAACCCATAACTAAAGTAACTAAACTTAAAAGTGTTAATTATGTTTTCTGCTAACTTAAGAAATGCTGCATGTATTTCTTCAGTATAAATTTTATTTCTTTCTAATGGGCTATCAGAATGGTTATATCTTACAATAGCATCATGTACTGGTGTGCCAAAATATATTTTACTTTTCTTTCGTCTCTTCTTCATTTTCTTCAACCTCGGTTTCAAATAAATTATCTAATTCTTGACCAAGTTGTTTTATCTCCGTAAAGAAAAAACCAACTTCATCGTCTGATTCAAACGTCCCTTTATCATCTATCACTTTAAGTTGAAGTTTTATTGATTCTATTGTATTGCTTATGTTTAGTATTATGTTTTCGTATTCGTTGATACGGCGTAATGCATAGAAAGTCACCACGCTTAAAAAGGTGGCAACAATTCCTAATGTAATGGTAATTATGTAATGTAACAATTAAGACTCTAAATCTAGTATTTTATCATCTATTAAATCTATAACTTCTATAAGTATTTCGTTTTGATCTTCTTCATGATGTGTATCTATTTCTAATAACAAAGCTTTTAAATCTTCTAAAAAGATTATCATCTCGCTATTCATTAAGCGTCTCCTACTATTTGATTAAAGAGTTGTAGGAGTTCTTCTTCATCCCATTCAACTAACTCTTCAATATGTTTATCTAATGTCGAAACCATATCTTTCAAATAACCATCTTTAAATTGTTGTATCGTCTTATCATACAATTCAGGATTTTCTATTTCCAAAACATCAAGTATCTGATTTATTAAATCGTTAGCATCTGTTAGATTCTTCCGAACTTTATAAAACATTTCTTTATGCCTTGATTGTTCTACTTCTAAGTCATCTATCCTACTTAGTATGAAAGATAATACTTTAATGATTTGTTCGTTATTTTGTTTTTGTTCCATATATTCATAAATATCTACCAATCAACCAAATCACTTATATTTAAGTATTAAGCTTTTAAATTTTAATATACATCCATTCCAATATCACCTAATGTTTTTAAGTCTTCACGACCATCACATTCGGAGTAATCATCAACAGCAGTATCATCTAATTCACCTTCATTAAAGTAATCAAGATTGACTCTCTTGTTTTCTTTATAATTAGGAGTAGATGAAGACAATTTATCCATAGACTTCATTTGTCTCTTATCATCTGCCGATAATTCGAATTGGGAAATATCAATTGTTTTAGTTTTCTTCATTATTAACCTCTTATTTTTATTATTATTATTTAAATGTTAGGGGCATAGAAGAAAGGAAGAAAGAACTATGCCCCTTAAGAACCTCTTAAAATGAGATTCAAGTCTTTGAGAACGATAACCTATTTAAGTATCCATAATAATATACAAATAAATAACCATTAAGTCAAGCATTATTTTTGAGAACTTGAAACTAAATTGTTAGAAACTTGTTCACTTAAAAGTGATTGTATTGTGAAGTATAAAGAGGGATTTCGTTTCAATAAATCCTTAAAATCTTTTTGTGGCCAGACTAAACACTCTGTGTCGTGTGTTACTTTACAAGTGGCAGTTGCTGGTTTCTCTGTAAGAAAAGACATCTCCCCTACAAACTGACCATCTTTTAGCTCAGCTACTTTGTTATCATTAACTAAAATATCAACCATACCATTGTAAATTAAAATTAAATCATTTACAGGTTTACCTTGTTGAATAATTGGTAATGGTGATTTAAATTTTTTCCATTGTGCAATCTTAGTAATTTTTAAAAACTCTACTGGTGATAAACCACGAAACATTGTCTCGTATAATTCTTTTTCTTTTGTTGACATCTTAACAGGTCTCTTCTCGTATATGATAACTGATATGTGATATAAATTTACAACTACAAAAACAATATTCCAACCTATTGGAAGCCACATAGGTTCTATTGGAATGTAAAAATTATAAAGAACAGAGAAGAGACTAGCTAGTATAGACAAGATTCTAAGATACAGTATGTCCTTTACCAAAAAAGAAAAGGCAATAAGACCAAATGCTAAATGACCAGCTATAGTTGCTATGTTCATTTTAAATTATTCTGAACCCGTTTGACATAAAAGTTGTTACTAATATAATTATCAGAATACTTTTTGGTAGCAGTAGGACCGTGACTATATGCTGTAAGTGTAGATTCTAAATCATCAAAATGTTTATCTAATTTAGATAGATACTTTATCCCAACCGTAACATTTACATACGGGTCAAACAAGTCTTGTTTAGGTGTGTCAAATTCTGATTTTGCTGTAGATGGTAATATTTGCATTAAACCTATTGCCCCACTTGTGGAGACAGCTTTGTGATTCCAATCTGATTCAGTTTGTATAACGGCCTTAACCATTTCATAATCAACCCCATACTCCCAACAGAGAGCTTCTATATAAATAAGTATGTGTTTGAGTTTAGATTTATTCAAAGAAGATTTGATTTCTTTTGCTTGAATAGCATAATCACTTGGATTAAATGGTACATTGACCATACGAACAACTGTTTCAGTTTTTGTTTGTATTGGTATATCAGGCTCTGTTATTTCTATATAAGCCATAACAGACACAGATGTGGTTAATACACCTAATAGGTAGTATAGTTTATTTACTGACATTGTATTTCCTTTCTTTATTAATAAGTATAAGGTGGCACTTCTTCTTTTAAGTCGTTGACTTGTTGAGGACTAAAGAATTAGTACCACCTTATGAATTATTTTCTAACTTCTTAAAAAACTTTTTTTCTTTGGTAGACATCATTTGTAACTTGGATAGATTATCCATCATCTTACCTTTTTGTACTAATGATATTTTATCTTTTGAATATAACTTGTTTACTTTTTCTGTTGCTCGGTGGTAACCCCACTCGATAAATTCTTTGACGATTGTTTGGTAGAGTGTTTCGGTTTTCATGTGAGAGAACTTTTGAGAGATTTTTTTTAAAGATTTTTTCGTTGTGTCTTTACTATATATATTGGCATAATAGTTATCTAGCCATCTATCCCAACTATTATCCGCATAAATACCTTTAGCAGTTCTACCACCATTAGCAGACCTTCGGTCTAATCTCTGAATATTTCTTTTAGTATCTTCTTGGACAGGTTGGACAATCGAACCTGTTTTATGTGGATACACGACATGAGCTGAATACTTCTGTATATCAGAACATTCAATACAAGTGTATAAACCGAGTTGGACTCGTGATGAATCCAACTCAATCGAACACTCTCTACATACTATATCACTTGTCGTCTGCAAACCTATCAATCGGGTCTAGTTGTTTATCAGTTATGATTGATTTCTCTATCTCGTCTTTGAGATAATACAAGTCACACCTAGCTCCATCTATATAACCATGTGAGTCTACATTAGCATTATAATCTGGTAGAGTATTTATAGCATCATCTAACTGACATTCTATATCTACCAGTTTATCTAATATTTTTTTATAATTCATAATTAGGCATATCCCTATCCAAATCAACTTCGGTGTTGATGTGGTCTGTAACTACATCTACCTCATCTTCATCAAACATATTATTAGCTCTCATAAACGGTTCAATCATAGCATCATCAGGTGTACCACACATTCTATTCGTCATATCATTTTCTAACCTAGTCATCAACATCTTGTTGCCCTCTGGACTCATCCAATTAGTCCTATGGAACTTACCATTAACCCACATATCAACCACCTTGATTGAATCTGTAATACTGCTATGGCAATACTCCACTTTAACATTGTCATTACCGACAACATATTCATAAACATAAGTCATTTATGCTTCTCCTTTTACTTTACTAAAAAATTCATCCTTACTAATACCAAGTCTACCTTTGGTTTTTAAACCCCAAGAAAACTCACTCTTTAATTTCTTATTAGCCAACACATCAACAAAAAACTCATTGGTTGGATTAACACAAACAAAATCATAGTTATTTAAAAACCTATCGACAGCATCACCTCTGAAAAAATAACTTCTTTCATATCGTAGATTAAGAGTGCTATTAAAAAGTTTAGGTTTACCATCATAACCTACATCTGCAGAAACATGATGAATAGTACCACTCTTCTTATTTACCCAATAACTGAAAGCACCTTTTTTCAAATGTTTTTTCAAATTCATTATTTTTTCCCTTTTTGTCATATGTAAATATACTAAAGAATTAGTATATGTGTCAAGCACTTTTTATAAATA